CTTAAGCTTCCAGGGGTTGAGTTGACCCAGGTCGGGAGCCATCTTAAGTTTTCCTGTAATGCACCTGTGCTATCTTTACCTTTGAATACTGGAGTAATAATAGATGATCCTGCGCCAGAGCTTCTAAATACAATGTCTGGACCACCACTAATACCACCACTACTAAGAATTAAAGTTCCATTAGAATAAATATAACCATTGAAATTACCATTGCCGGTTATATTTAAAGCTCCACCTATACCAACACCACCAGAGACAATTAAGGCTCCGGTTGTTGCAGCATCGGATACGGTAGCATTTGTAATGCTAACAGCTTTATCTGTGGTTGCACCACGATTAGTAACAGTTTGAAGAGTGTCAGATTCGGCGGTTAAATAAGTGTTAGTATCATAACTGATTGTACCGCCAGTTGATTTAACAAAGCCAGTTCCACTTAATACAGCTTGCCTAGAAGTATCGCTTCCATGAACGTGATCTTGTCGTGCGGCTAAAGTAGAGGTTCCTAATGTCTGTGTTCCATCCATTACTGGAGCTACTGATGCTAAACCAGTAATTCCATTAAATGAAGTAGCTAATACTGCACCGGCAGAGGAAATAGTCATGACCCTTGCTGACGCACCCGCTACAGACTTACCGTCTGTCGAAGTGAAGAAGCCAAGGGATTGCCCGGTTTTCCAGAACACAGCAGGTTCATATACGCTGTTCGTGTAGATGCTGAAAGGGTTTGCCCCTGACGATACCGAGAACAGGTTGTCACCAGTAGTCACTCCGAAGAACCCGTTCCCATTTACTTCTAATTTGTATGCAGGAGCAGCAGTCCCTATGCCTACATTGCCACCGTTGGGGTTCAGTGAAAGTATTTGTCCACCAGCAGTCACACGATCCGACTGGATGGATGTGTATAGACCAACCTGGGACACGCCAAACTTTAGCTGGATTGGGTAGTCGGTCCCGGTGCCTGACCGAGAAACCATGAGGGTGTTGTAACTATCTGAAGTCCCGAACACAGCCATGGCATCCGGTGTTTCGGAGTAGGTGGCCTTGGCATTGATCTGGAGCTTGGCGGCTGGGGTGGCAGTGCCGATACCCACGTTGCCAGCGTTATCAATCCTCATCCGTTCAACCAGTGAGGCACCACCAGTCCAGAAACCGAGGTTGCTGGATGACCCAGTCCCACTGGTTATTCTGGCGTTCTGTGCTGCTGAACCAGTAGCCGTGAAATCAAGGTAGCTTGCGCCTGTCCCGTAAACAGGAGTCAGTGCCAGAGACGCATTACCAGCCGAGGCTTTGACTTGGACACCGTTGCCAGCCGTTTCAAATGCAGCGGCTCCGATGGTGGAAATAGTGAGTCTATGCACCCCGACTGAGTAATCGTAAATACTGAAATCGGTTCCATAGGCTCTTACACCATAAATCTTGGTTCCTGTATCAGTATTTGACAGAACCAGTGATGGTGTATTTGATGTCAGGGTGACGTTACCGCCAAAGGTAGCAGCACCTCTAAAAGCGGCTAATGATGGAGAGATGCTTAATTCATTGTTTGCGCCAAGGTAGAACCTATATTCACCGGTGCCACCAAAGTAGAATTCACCCGTGTTGTAGAGCCGGATGCCAGTCTTATTTACGGCTGTGGCTGGCGCATTGGAATTCCATAGGTCGAACAGCGAGGATGATGGTGTTGTAGAAATGCTTCCAGTAAATGACCCACTGGTAGCGGATATGGAACCGCTAAATGTGCCTGTGGTAGCGTTCAACGCTTGCATGGTTATGTTGCCAGCGTTCATTTCTACAAAACCGTTGGCAGAAGCATTACCGATACGGAATGTCCCGCCCGAGTAAATGAAGTTCTTCCCGGCACTCAGCCACGGCAGCGCACCCGTGACGTAGCTTGGTCCCGTGTGGCCGATGATGAAGGAGTCACCCGTGTAATTGACCGCGAGTCCATACATTCCAGCACCGGCGGTAGCGTCAGCGGAGAAGGTTTGGGCAAAGGCATTACCAGCAAATGAACCGCTTGCAGCTGAAATAGATGACGCAAAGGTAGCTGCGGTGCTCCACCCTCCGGCGGGGGACGCCTGGGCCGATGCGCCGGTGATGCTGCCCCAGGCGGCAACCCCCAAAGTCCCTGGAACAATATCAGTGAAACTAGGGGTAACACTAATGGACACCCCACTAGTCCCCCAAAGTGAATTAGGCATATACAGCCCTCACTGAAGCATTAACCACACTCATAGATACGGAAGGAGCGAATGTTTTGACAAGGGTCCTAACAGTGGGGTCTACCATAATACTTTTAAACAACCACTTAGAATTGTCCGTAACATCCGAACCTTGGTAAGCTACCACTTCAAATCCAACAATGAGTGGTTCATATGCAGAATCAAAAACCCAATTGATTATTATTGTTTTTGTATTAACAATAGCAGGACCACCCGTTGAACCACCCGTTGGGGAAGTATTTTGGGTGTTATCCGTATCCATGAGTGTTTGGATTGACAACAATGGCATTACAACACCTTATTAAGTTATAGTAATTGTAACACCGGTGGGGGCTGGCAAAGGATTAACAGTAATTTGTGATGGGGCACTCTGGTTTCCGCTGGCATCAATTGCGGCGACAAAAAGAATACAAGAAAAAGGGATGGAAGATGACCATTGATAAATGTTGCTACCTAAAAAATTGGATACCACAGTGGCCGTAGCCCAAGTAGAACCGGAGGAACCCCGGCGAATTTCGTAAGCAATAACATCACCTTCAGTATTTTTAGTCCAGGTAAAAGTCAATCCAGAATTCGTGTATGCTACATTAAGTCCAGTGGGTGCCGCCGGTGCTGTATTCTTCCCGGTCATAACATAGGTCCCAGGTGTTGGGTTGCTTTGCCCATTGATGTAATTGACTGAAACAGTTGTATCTATTGTTCCCACATCCGGAACCTCAAATTCCGAATAAGGTGATGAAATATCTGTGATAGTGGACCATTCGCTATTGTTTCTTCGCCATTTCAAAACATAAGACCGAGCCCCGGTCTGTTGAGCCCATGCCACCGTAACGACATGACGCGTACCCTTAGCCGTAGCCACATGGTACTCACCCATAATAACACTGGTGACCGGGTACTTGGAAGTTAGTGCTGTTGATGCGTATGTTTGAAGTACTAAATTGTTTTCTATTGAATTAAATTTGGAAGAAACGTACGACATGCCTACCACTTCATACCAAATGTCAGTCTCACTACTTTTATCAGTAATGGACAAAATTCTATAATCAATGGGGGCTGAAGTATTTGAAGTAATAACAAAAACAGCATTCAACAAAGTAACCTGGGACAAAGCCGACGACAAAGTGATTGTGGCCGTACTAACGTTGCCCGGGTTCACAATAGCACAATCCTGAATTGCCCCTGTGGGCAACACCACTGTCAAAGTGTAAACTAAACCAACCTGAAAAGTAACAGGCTGATCCATGGTAATATGAGTAGTGTCGGGACAAGCTTTAATTCGTCCGGACATAACAGCCTGGATCCGATCGTCGTCTACGATACCAAATATCTCACCAGGACGGGCAACCATCCCCTCAAAAGCTGATTGGAAAGTAACGAGTTCCGGTTCTGCCCGTTCTGTGAAAAGAATCCATCTACCCAACCGCTGTGCTTGACTTTGGCTGGTGCACCCAACTGCAGGAACTTTTACAGGATTAATCCCATACAAAGCAATCCCAGTAGAATCTTCTACCTGCTCAACTGCTGATTGGTAGGCATTATTAGGGTCAACCCAGTCCACTAAAGCAACGGTGTGAGTGGCCCGGTTTCCAGCACTCGAATAAGAAAACTTACCATCTTTAACATTAGCTTTATTGAAAATCATGGACCTTGATTTTGGGCAATCCTGGACAAACTGGAGCATGTTGTTGCCCCAATACACCATGGACCTAAAAATACTGGCCATTGCCGAAATAGTCCGGTAAGCATTATCAGCAGTCTGCCAGTAAACATTACAAGTAAACCGGGGTTCTGTGGGGGCCTGAGTAACAATGGTTCTGGCGGCAACAGCAACATCATTTGTAAGGGTTTTTTCGCCGACTGTCATATAAAGGGCGGATAACTCAAGAACCGTAGCCCTTCCATTATTTGTCCCAATCACAAATCCAGTAACATTCACTTCGTCACCGACAGCAAACCCATCAGTAATAAAACTACCAGTAGTACGAGCATACTGGTATTTTGTGCGGGTGTTGGTCATGGTGCAAGAAATAGACTCGTCAATAGGTTCTTCACGAAGAGTAAGAACCAAATCGGTTTTAACCAAAATGGTGTAATACCCGTTATTTGTTAACGACCCAGTGATATAAATAGTATCACCAGTTGTGAACCCATCAGTAACAAAACTACCCGACGCCCTAGAAACAGTCCTAGCAGTTTTGTTGAATGTAAAAGTGGTAGTAATTGCTGCTTGGAGGGCCCTGGCCGACAAAGTAACCGAACCGGTGGTGCAGGTGGCCCGTTTCGATTTTCCAGTAATAACCCAACCATCACAATACTGGGCGATAGTGTAAAGGGCATACTTATCCAGGTTATTTTGGCTTAACCTGCGACCACAACCATACCTAGTGGAAACCACAAAATCATAAGTGCACCACACAGGGTTGTTAGTCCAAGCCACCTTCCAACCGCCACCCCAGGCCCCGGTGTAAGTCCTGGCAATAGGGTCATAATTATCGGGAACCCTACACAAAATCAAATCCAATTCATACCCACGGACTGGGATATTTTGGAATTGTTCCGCATCCACGGATACCCCAACCAAAGCACTGTTGGGGTAAGAAAACCTTTGATCAACAATGTTGGTATACCGGGCCCAAAATGTTTTGTTCTGGATAGCCGAACTAACAGAATCCGCCGTAAGTCGGTTTACACGGACATCCCATGGGCCCCCCGGCTTAGGGAGTTTAAGAACATAACTTCGTTCATACCCGTTAGTGGTTTTACCATTGATAACATCAGTTATGATTGTGTTGTAACCAGCCCCATTGTTTTGAACATCAATAGAAATACTTACTGATGTGCCACTAACATCACCATTAGTAGTGTTGGTAGAAAGAAGGGCCGGGACACTCAAGGTTATACGAATTTGATCAATATTGGTATCCGAAATAGTTCGGACAACCGGAACCCCATACTTAATTTCAACACCTACGCTGGATTCAGCCTCGACATCAGAAAACCCCGGAATGTAATCCTGGGTTTGAGTCCCAAGGGCCCAACTAACAGAAACATCCCTAAAATTCAAAGATCCATCGGGGTTTTCAACTGGCACACCATCCAAATACACCCACTCAAGACCAGGCTTGGAAGGACCTTTAATTGGGCCCTCGCAAACAAGATCAAGCACCTGAGCATACGATTTACTTCTAAGACTGTCGGTAGCTTCTATAGGAGTACGTGTTTCACTCCCTCCACCCTTGCCACCAGCACCCTTGATAACAATGGCATCAGTCATATCGATTCCATGTTTTGACGTTGTGGCTCAGTACACCATTTGTGATGTAGGTATGAGCATCACCAACCTGCAACTTAATTACATCACGAACACCAATTTCATGGTAAGAATTTATAATTCCCGGTTCAGAACCCTCGAGAATATTCCCCTCCTCCAGATTTCTGGCCTCGCACCATCGGTAAGCTTGAAACCCCTCATCCCATACCAAAAACTGGTGGTTTGTAGAACATTCGATTATGCGGCCATCCTTAAGGGTTACTCGCCCACACTCGGCGGAAGAATGAACAACATCCTCCACAAAATGATAACCCCACTTTTGGGTGTTTTCATGCTGAGTCCATAAAAGAGTGCCGATCTTAATATCTTCAGAATTTCGATACCCACGATTTGTTAAAACAAGAGTCCCATAAACAACACACCTGTCCCCATCAACGCCTCCACCTCCACCCCCAGAACTTCCACTACCCGGGCCCCCACCAGCATTCCCATAATCATTAGATTTCATACCAGCATTAATTACAGCACTACCAACCCGGAGTCTACCATACCCAACTGGCACTCGTTGACCCTGGGCGACAGTATTAACCGGTCCTGAAAATAAATAACTTGGTCTACTAGCGTCATTTTCTTTGGGAGTGCCGGGCAGGGGGACCGCAAACAAAAGCTGAGCCACACCCCCTAACATCAGCATACCACCGGCCTTCATCATGGACACACCCCAAGTTTGTCCAAAGTAGGCAGCAGCAACAAACCCAGCAACCACGAGAACCGCGCCCATGATGATCTGGCCCACACCAGCAGACTTAGCCCCCAGGATAGCCGGGACGATACGCACGGTAGCTCCAGGAGCGTTGGCATACACATCCTGGAGCCCCACAGACACCCCCGAGTCTCCAACGAAGACACGAAATGGTTGGTGTGCCCTGTCAACAAAATACTGCAAGGCAGCGGGGGAATTGGCATACAAAGCCTTAATAGCCTTGTCAGGACTGTCTGCATCGGATATATGAACTCTTCCGAAGCGTCGCGCCATATCACCATACAAAATCAACTTCACATCAAACTCCCGTGTCGAAGACAGTGGGTGTGCATTTTCCTCCAGTACCCAGTATAAACATCCCTAGAAGAAAGCCGCCTGGGTAAGTGATGCAAAAACCAATTATCCCCCAAATAAACCCCACCATGGTTGGGCACCACAGAATCATGCTGGAACAACATCATATCGTGGACTTGGATTTCTTCCACTGGGATTTTTATAAAACCAGCTTTTTCGTAGTTATCAAGGTACAAATTGTGTCCCCGTTCCCACCAAATTTGGGGTCTATCATAATCTTCAAGTTCGATATTTAAAGTCTGTTTGTAATAATCCCGGATGAGACTGTAACAATCCAAAATCCCGTGGGTGTAACTTCTACCCTCAAGAGGGGCTTGGTATCCCTCAGGTTCAAAAGTAACTACAGACCCAGTGGGGTGATTAATAATCATCCATTGCATCCCACTCTGTTCACATCGAACCCTATCGGCCTCGGAAGGTTCGGGGGTATGAAAGGGGTGTGAGTGCACCACCACCAGGGGGGCCCCGGTATCCTCAGCTTTGTAAAAGGTGGATAGATCCATTTCGAACTGATCGGTGGGATCTTCTGAAAGGTTGGGGCAGGGCTGGTAAAACAACCGACCTTTTTTAACCAGGATTACCCCACAAGACTCCCGGGGGGATTCCGTAGCGGCATGTTCTTTTATTTGATCCATCACATCCTGGGGGATATCTTCAACACCGATCATTGAATTCTTCCTGACCCGGGGAACCCACCAAATGGTAAGGTTTGGTTTGGGAATCTCAACTTGCAAGAGGATATCCGCTTCCCACACACATCGAGATTTATGTTTGAAGTGGCCGTATCATCCCATATGGCGACAGCACCCCCGGAGTAGGGGCACTCCCCACCTCGGTAAATAAAACCACAAATATTACCCTGAATAAAACGTAGAGGAACTTCAGTACCTTCCATGTCAGCAGAAGCACACAACTCAAGAACAACCACCTCATTGTCCTCGGTTTCTTTTCTCTCCACATAATAAATTTCGTCTTCAAATCCGGCTGCAGGGTTAGCAACACCAGAAGGATTAACACCACCAGTAAAATTTATATTATCCAGGTATTTGGCCAGCACCTTTTTACAAGTTACCTTGGCCCCCCTTAAATCGTTATACTGACGCAGTAGGGCACTCACAACACCCCCTGGGTTGGCGATCATCGCCTTGGGCCTGGGCATAGCTCCCTGGGTAGTGAAAGCCATCCCTTCGATCTTGACGGGGTAAGGGGTATAAATGTTTCCTTGCCAAACTACCGACGATTTAAGTTCATTGGTGCAGGCATGAAAGTAATCAATGGACCCACCCGAAACATTAGTGAAATCCAACACATACAACACCAACAAAGCCCCAGGATTAAGGCTTTGGATGTCTGCAGAAAGGGTAACTGGGAGTCCCGCAAGGCTCAAGTGAAGTCCTCTTCAAAGCTAGCCGTGAAGGTGTAAAGGTTGTACTGATCAATGGTATCAGCCCATTGTGTACAAACACACTGGTAAACTTCTCCCGTTGGGAGGGTCCAGGTAAAAGGAGTAGTACCACCCTGGGTTCGAAAGAAAGTCTCTAGGGTATCTCGCTGAGCCTTGGTAAGCGTCCAAGTAAGACCCCAGGACCTAGGCATGTGGTTCAGACCATCCTTCACCCGAAGCTTGTAACTACCACCAAAGTTGGAAATCCGAAGCCTGGGCTGAGTGGACTTGGGGAGGGAAAAATTCGGTTGAATGGGCAGGGCTGTCATATCTTACCTCGCGCCAAGAGGATTGAGGGAGTTCCCGGTCCTCTTCTGGTTCTGAATCTCGTCAACCACAATATCCCGCACCCGACTGAGAATCTTAGCACCCAACTGCTGGCTGCTCATATCCGAACCCTGGGACTGACTGCTTCCATCATTATTGATTACCAGGGAGAGGTTAACATTGGTGCCACCGATGGAACCGGGGTTGTTGACGATATTACCGGAGCCGGTGGGCATGAACAGTTCAGGCCCGTTTTCGCCAACGAGGTAGGGCTGGCCCGAATTCACACCACCACCAGCAGCTTTGGTGGAAGCGGTTAGCCAGGAGACATCCATCCCCATGGCTTTCATTCCGCTGATGATTGCCTGGAAGAGTAGGGCCTTTACCATCATGTTGATGATGTCGGAAATGATGCTCTTAGCGAAGTCCTTGAAGTTCGCCTTGCCGGTCATGATGGATTCAGTAAGCTTGGAGGAGAGCCCATCCAACCAACCCATGGTGGCCTTGCGGATGTTGCCAAAGATGTCGGTGGCATTCTTACCAAAGTCCCGAAGACCAGCCGACATACCACCCCAAATGTTACCCCGCTGGGCTTCCATGGCCTTGGCTTCATCGGTGAACTTCTTCAAAGCTTCCTTGGTGAACCCGAGTTCCTTGGCATAAGCCGTTGCAGCCTTAATTTCTTCGTCGAAATTCATGGCCCCATGCTTCTTTTCCAGGCTGGCTAGGTGGGCCGTGATCTTGTTATATTGGGACTCGGCGGTCTGAGCGGTAACAGCTGCAGTAGCGATACCCTTGGCCTTGTCGATCTTGCTGAAGATGGCTTCGAACTGCGTCATGGCCGCAATAGTCTTGGGGCCCATGATCTGGCCAGTAGCGAGGTCTGCCTTACGAGCTTCCGTGAGGATTAACTCATAAGTCTTTCCAGCAGCATTCCTGAAGTTGTCATACTGCTTAACAACGGCATCAATAGACTTGGCATATCCACCATTGATGACTTCATCCACCTGATCCATGATGGTCTTCAAACCGGCTTCGGCGTCGGTGATCTTCTTCAACTCGGCCTGATCCCGCTTGATTCCAGCTTGGGTTAGGTCCCGAGCAGCCGATTCCTCCTGGAGTTTGCCGACTTCCTTCCAGCCCTTGATGAGTTCCTTCATGGCCTCGCCACCACCGGCGATCTTACCATCGGCAAACTGGCGACGAATTTCTAGGATCTTGTGGTCAGTCTCAAGCTGGGAAATCTTGATGGCGAGGTTGTACTTCTCTTGGTCCCCCTCGGCTTTGTTTGCGCGGAGTAGGGCCATGTCGAGCTGGTATCGGTCATCTTCAAGTTTGCGGGACATCTGCAGGGCCTTTTTGTCGTTGCCCTCCGCGTCATCGGGGTTAGTCATCTTCCCCTTCATCATATCCTGCAAGTCTTTCAAGGCTTGCTTCAGAGTAGCCAAATTACCATTACCAGCAGCAATCTTATCATTAACTATCTTTTGGGCCTCAGCAATCTTCATCAAGGAGTTATGATACCCCGTGGACCCAGGCATAATGTTGTCCCAAAATCCCGGCTTGATGTTGTTGTACTCCTTGGCCAAGCTAACCAAGAGGGCTTTGGTAGCCTCAATTTTGCGTTGGTACTCCTGGGCCATCAGGAGAGAATAAGCCTGGGTGAGTTCCTTGACGCTCTTGGCCTCGGTCACGAGGGCGTTGTTGTACTCAGGG